GTGGCCAAACGTTTGTGTCTAATGAAACTGGCATTGATTATATCAGTAGACCCATTAAGGGATCTCTTGTTTGTTATCTAAGTGATAGTACAAACCAGCACGGTGTAAATACAATATTGTCAGGCAATCGTGTTACTATGCCAATTTGGTTTTGTAGTGATATAACCAAATCTGAAGATGTTAGGCTGAGTAATATTATTCAGTCACTTTTATAAAATAATCATCCTCGGCTCTTGACAAGATAATTAAAGTAGTGTATTATAAGCATTACGGAGTTATCTATGGATGAAAGAATTGAAAAAGCATTTGCTGTGGCCAATTACATGAGCACATTGGCGGGCCAAAAACGTATTATTTTGGAAGAGTACAATCAGCAGCTGATACATTATACAAATGGTGCAACCTTCAAAGTCTCGCGAGAACTGATTGTGTTTGTACACACACTCACTGAGCTTGGCAGCACAGATGCTGTTGTTTTAGACGATAACAATTTTCCTGCACTAATTGACAATCTTCAGGAATTCTTAGAAGAAATTTCCAACGTGTATAATGAAGCCACTAAGGAGTATGCTGACAAGTACAATGATATTAGAGTAAAACGAAAAATTTCTGATATTGTTGAACTATGAGTCAAGGCATTGTGATATTTGCGCAGAATAATCCACAAGTTGATTATATAAAACTGGCTGTGTTTGCAGCCAAACAAGCGCAAAAACATTTGGATTTATCTGTGAGTTTGATTACAGACAGTAGATCTTGGCTGGAACAAAATTACCCAGACCATCCATTTGACCATGTAATAGACGTTGACTTTAACGAAGTTTCTCAGCATAGAGTTTTTTACGATGGTGCCTTGGCCAGTAAAAAAGTTGACTGGCGAAATCACACAAGAAGTAAAATATACGATCTCACACCATACTATACCACACTGGTAATTGACAGTGATTACATTATCAACAGTGATATTTTAAAACAGGCATTTGGTAGAGATGCTGATTTGCAAATTTATTCCAACAGTATGGATTTAGCTGCCTGGCGAAATACAGAAGAATTTGCACGTATCAATCCGTACAGTGTTAAATTTTACTGGGCTACTGCGTTTGTGTTTCAAAAAAATACAGTTACAGAATCATTTTTTTATCTAGTTAATTATATAAAATCCAACTGGAAATATTTTAGAATGTTGTACAATATTGACACAACATTGTTTAGGAATGATTATGCTTTTAGTATTGCAATACACTTGATGAATAACAAAACACAAGGATCTTTCTCTGTAGAATTGCCAGGCACCATGATATATGTCAAAGATCGAGATATACTGGTCGGCACACACTGTAATAAAATGAAATTCCTGTTAGAAAAAGAAAACCATCCTGGCGAATACACGCTGGCCAAAACAACAGGACTTGATGTGCATGTTATGAACAAAATAAGTCTTGCTCGTTACATAGATGGGGGTTCAGGTGTCTAAAGGATTTTTGGTTTTTGCACAGAATACTGCAGATGTTGACTATGTTCAGCAAGCATATGCATTGGCATTAAGTATCAAATTAACACAAAAAGAAGTCATTGACATTTCGCTAGTGACTGACAGTCCCGTACCTAAGAAATATCTAAGTGCGTTTGATCAAGTACTCTCCATACCGTTTGGCGATCAAAGTAACAATTCTAAATTTAGAACAGAAAATCGTTGGAAACTTTATCATGCAAGTCCTTACGATGAAACAATAGTGTTGGACTCAGACATGCTGGTATTAGAAGATATTGCCACGTGGTGGAAATACTGTGGTAATTACGATATTAGATTTTGTAACAGCATAACAAATTATAAATTACAACAGGTAACAGATAACGTACACAGAAAAACATTTGCGTCCAACAATCTTACCAACCCATATTTTGCATTACATTACTTTAAAAAATCTCATAGGTCGTTGGAATTTTTTAAAGTGCTGGAGTTTGTAATCAATAACTGGGAATGGTTCTGGACCAAATTTGCACCTGAAAATTACCAAGATTGGTTAAGCATGGACTTGGCTGTGGCCATTGCCATTGAAGTGATGTGTGCTCAAGAAGAATTTTTAGATGCTAATTGTCCTTTAAAATTTGTGCATATGAAAACACCCTTGCAAGGATGGAACATCAGCAACACTAGTTGGCAAGATTCTGTTCTTTACAATTTTAACGGTGACTTAACAGTGGGTAATATACAACAACAAAAAATATTTCATTATGTAGAAAATGATTTTTTATCTGACAAAATTATCAATCGATTGGAGGAACTGACCAGTGGCCAAGCGAAGTAAAAAAATCAAACCCTTGGTAGACATTGTAGTTGAAAGTAAATATTATGTGTACTATGACAACAGTGACAACAAACTAATCAGTGTGAGTAATCAGTTGCAGCCTCAATTTGAACATTCATTAGACATAACATTTAATGAGTATAGTAAACTGGTAACAGGAGTGCATAAGTTTGCTGATTATCATGTGGGTGTTGTTATAGACGCTGAAGGAAATCCTATAAAGGGATTGGTGTCTAATCAAGTAATTATCGAAAATACCTTTAAAAACAGATTGCTGGCATGGATTGATACTGAAACTGATTCAGCAGATATTGAGATACATTGGGATCAATACAATAGTCAATGGGTGTTCGTGGCATCTGATGATTTGAGACAGCAATACTACGACAACAAGTTACCCGATACCAGCGTGTCTTTTTTTGTAACACTGGGACAAGATCCAAATTTCTTGTTGAGAACAATTGATATAGATTTTAAAACCATCACCTTGGACAAAATCTCTGTTAAATTTGAATCAAAATACGAAGAACGTATACAAGATATTGCTGTTACCGCCAACTTGGCAACCTTGGACTATTCATTAAAATTATGGAGTACTATAATTGAGTAAAATAATAAAAGTCATAGAACAAGACATCATATTTTTAAGTTATGATGAACCCAACGCTGAAAAAAATTACGCAGACTTGCTGGCCAAAGTACCATGGGCAAAGCGTGTACACGGAGTCAAAGGGTCGGATGCCGCACACAAAGCCTGTGCTGCCAAATGTGAAACTGAATACTTTGTCACAGTGGATGGTGATAACATTGTTGACCCAGCATTTTTAGAAGTTGAAATTGACCTTGAAGCTATCAACGTAACCAAAGATCATGTGTTCAGTTGGTGCGGCCATGTTCACGTGAACGGTCTACGTTATGGCAATGGCGGACTCAAAATGTGGACACCCAAATTTGTCAACGCTATGAAAACACACGAAAATTCGGATGATGATGACACCAAAGGCCTAGTTGAATTTTGTTTCGATGACCGGTACTATCAGTTCAACGACAACTACAGTAACAGCTACACCAATGCCAGTGCTTTCCAAGCCTGGCGTGCTGGGTTTCGAGAAGGTGTAAAAATGAGTTTGGACCAAGGTGCCAAAGTAACAGACCTTAAAACAATATGGTGGCAAAATTATCACCGATTATTAATTTGGTGCAACATTGGTGCTGATGTAGAAAACGGATTGTGGAGTATGTACGGTGCTAGACAAGGTGCGTACTTGACTAATTGTACTGATTGGGATTACACTAATGTACGAGATTTTGATTGGCTCACAACAGAGTGGGAAGAAACATACAGCAAGATCACTGACAAAATGTTGCCCTATGAAATAATGGGTTTAGGTGAAACACTCAAACATGAATGCGGATTAGAAATTACTGATGTTGATGCAACTGGCAGTAAGTTTTTTAAAACTGTGTTTAACAACAGCCCAAGAATTATTAGGAAAAGATAATGTACGATATTGTGTTTATTACATACAAAGAAGAAATATCTTCAAGTTACTATATTGAAGAATTTGTAAAGAAATTTCCTTATCACAGAACACATTGGGTTCGAGGTGTTAAAGGTATCCATAATGCCCACAAAGAAGCTGCAGGTAGAGTATTTTCTAAAATGTTCTATGTGGTTGATGCTGATGCTAAACTGTTACCAAGTTTTAAGTTTGATACAAAACTAGATCCCAGCGAAGAGGATATTGTGCATGTGTGGAGAGCTATCAATCCTGTGAATGGATTAGAATATGGTTTTGGTGGAGTTAAATTACTGCCAACAGAACTGACTCGCGTCATGTCAATTGACAGCGTTGACATGACTACCAGCATCAGCCCACGATTTAAAATAATGCCAGACATTAGCAATGTCACAGCATTCAACACTGATCCACTCAGCACATGGCGCAGTGCATTTAGAGAATGTGTCAAGTTGGCCAGCAGAATAATTCCAGGACAAGATAATTCACAATCGGAACAGCGTCTACATGCATGGATACACTTCGGCGGCAATGAACCGTTTGGCGAATATTCAAAGGGTGGTGCGAGTGCGGGACAATGGTATGGAACCACCTATAAAGATGATCCCGAAGCACTGGCCAAAATCAATGATTATGATTGGTTGGAACATCAGTTCAATGCACACATTGAACAGTTTCCGCCGGAGACTTTTAAATAAGATCTTTGGTTAGGGGAAAGATCTCTGCAATAACTTGGGCACAGGCTCGTGCTACTTCTTGATGCTCTTTTTGTGTGCCGTTAGCACTGCGCAATTCAATAAAGTGAATCCAGCTGCGCAGTGTACCGTTCATGTAAATTCTACTTTCTGTAAGGCCTTCTGGCAACACAGCTCGTGCTTGTTCTTTTGCTATGCCATTAGCGATAGCCCACTCGTATTCCCGTTTGGCAGCATAGATGACTCGTTGCTGAGCTCTGTACCATTCATTTTGTAGCAGTTGATCTTCCACTTCGACTGAGTTCTGTCTGTTCTTGGGGTCTTGAAGTCGGGCTTCTCTTGTAACGAATTTAAGATCTTTAGTTGGGTCAGCAT